TAAACGGATCTGCTACTGCCATAGTAATAATAATTAAAAACTTCATAGTTCGATCCATTTTACTTTTGCATAATGAGCATCTAACATGTCTCTGTAGTCAATTGCATCAAGCACATTGTCGAATACTTGTGATACTGTTTTGTCTTTGAAATAGCCTATGATCTGAATCATGTTCTATTGCCTCTTAGTGCAAAGTACATTCCACCTACCCATAATAGTACATGGAAGTTATCATAAAGTATCACGTCCCAGAAACTTGCTGGCTCTCCGACCCAAATCACACCTGTCATAATACCTGTGATAGTTATGCCACTAAACCTTGTTATCAAGTCTCCTAGTTCTTTTAGCCAGTTCTTTGTATATGATAACAGTCCTCCCATTATCAAACCAACTCCACTGCCAATTTCACCCAGAACAACAAAAGTCCAAACCAACAATGTTAGTTCAAATCCCGCTGCGGTATCAGCATCAATTGGCCATTTGTCAAAGCCTTGCTGTAGGAATATAACAATTAGAGGAATTCGTATGAGCCAATGGCTCATACAAAACTCTGGTATGCGTGACGTAACTGCTGATATCATGGCAACGCCTTGAGTAATTCAGCCAATTTCTTTTTTGACTTGCCTTTTACTTTGGCATCACGAATAGCATCTACACCTTCTTGTGTTAAATCACCAACTACAACAAGTGCAATCATGCCCATGCTCTTGTGTGGTGTACATTGATATAGATATACTCCTGGAGTATCAAATGTATATGCATACTCTTTGCCTAATTTAGATTTCTTTGGTGCTTCCCAATCATCCGGGCCTGCGATAAATTCTACATTATGACCTTTTGATGTTGGAATCCATGTAATGGTAGTACCAACTTCTACTCTTGCAATGTCGGTACCATAAACCATCTTGGCTCCATCGTCTCTTTTGTTTAGCATTTCAATAGCGATATCTCCTGCATATACAGGAAAAGACATAGCCATTAAAACTGCTATAGTAATTGATAGTAGTTTCATTTATTTGTCCTTTACATTAAGATTACTCGGAGAATATTGTTCTCCATTATATTGCGATCCCGTTTTTCCCTTGCCTGTTTCAACTCCACTGTTGCAACCAACAACGACAGTTAATAAAAAGAGTATGCTTGCAATAGTAACTCTTTTTGTCCACAGCATAAACATTTCGAATGTGCGTTCTGCTTCTGCTTGTGCTTCTACCTTAGGATTCATAGGTTACCTTACATTTTTTGTAGTCAAGTTTAGGACTAAGAGTTTTATAATCTAATATTGGATTCAACTTCCCCATCCTGCAAACTCCTCTTTGTTAGCCATCCTAACGTGTCTTGTAGGCAATGTGTATTCTTGTTCGCCTAGGCAAACAATGTTAGGTGCGTTTTTTAGATATTGCTTTTTCTTTTCGTCAGTTTCAAATGACATACTAAAAGCATCACCATTGTTAGTGTTCAAAAAGTTATAAGTCATCGCCTGCTCCGAAGCACGGCAGGATAGGTGTCATTTTACAGTAACGTGCATAATCATCATGTCCAACCATAGCATATGTCATGCCCATTGGGACAAATAAAATAAAACTCGCCACAATCAAAAATGCCCAACCTAAACCTTTTGTAGTGCAATAGTTATGTTGTTCACTCATGCTCACCTCCAATGCCTCTGCTGTTGATGACATTGTCTTTTACAAAACGATCAACAACTTGTGGACGCTTGTCTGATTCGTTCATTATCACTGCTGTGATAAAGATACCTGCGATCAAACATACATGGAATATAGCACTGATGCCAAATGCCATGTAACTGCCAATCATAATGGCAAATAATCCACTCCAAATAAATGCTAGGCATTGGAATATCATATGTGATACTCTTGGATCTAGTTTACGTAGTGGAGAGTTTTCAATAGTCATAAAACTTGTCCACATAAGTCCTAGTTCGCTGCGAAGTGAAGTGATAGTTGTTGCCCAACCAATGGGCTTTGGTTTCTGATTCATATCATTCTCCGTGTGTCTATGTATTAATATATAGCAGGTTAGCAGTGTAAAGTCAACCCTACTAGGGTGTGTTATATTGTAGCAGTTACCGTTTGTATGGAGGCTTGGGCATTGTAAACAAG